GGGTATAGAGAGTTCACAATCCTCTAAGATTCAGCTTATTGGTAGATTTTGTAGACTAACCGTTGGAGAAATGAGTCAAATATATTTCTTTGTAGGTAGAGGTACAATAGAGGAAAAATGGGTGTACAATGGCTTAGAAAAATTCAAAGATAAAATAAGACTAGTGGATATTCATCAAGACGTAAATTAAATTATTTATATTTGCAATTATTATTTAACAACAAAAAAAAACAAATTATGAACCAGGAACAATACATTACAGGTTGCGTAGATATGGCAATCAATTATCACCAAGATTTGCCAAGCGACATCAAATTGTCTTATACAATAACACAAACTTCTGTAATCCAGTATAAGATAGAGTTTGAATGGCTCGTAGGATATGATAACCCCACCGAAGAATATGTAACAGATGAAGCATTTGTAATATGGACTTGTGGTCAAGTTATACAAAGTATGGATCATATTGACAATTTACTAGATGAACTTGAAAAGGTAAACTATGACGAAGACTATGATTCTAGAATTGATAAATTGGAAGCGGAAGGTCAGTCACAATTAGATTCATTAAGAAACAAATAAAATTTAATAAAATGGTATACGAAAAAATTCTAAAAATAAAAGACATTATAGTTCCAACATTTATTTCTTTTGATGAAGGGGTGGTGCCTTATTTAACTTTTGTAAATCCTGAAAAATACAGAGATAATATACAAGAGTTTGATGCAATCATTGCCGAGTTTAACAATTCACGAAAATACGAAATAGATTGTGTTGATTCTAATAGCTTTGGAGATCAGTTTAAATATCAATTAACTCCAAAATACTATCATCTAGACAACGAAATTGCTTTTGTATCTAAGGAGTGGTCAATAGAGGAGATGGTAGATATTTTAGTTGAATTAAATAAATCATAATTTTTAAACTTAATAAATATGAATCAAGTAATTATTTGGTGCTGGACATACAATGGAGGAGAAAATCTTTATAGAGGAGATTGTTTTGAAAATGCTCTTTTAGAAGAATTGAAAAAAAGTAAAGAATATTTTGAAGATGACGAAAAATTTAAATTACTATTTGCAAAACTTGAAGAACTAAAAAGTACAGAATCCCCACAAGATATTTTATATACTCTTTTCCTTGATAATGTAACTATGGATTTTGAATTTGCAAAGCAACTTAAATTTTACGATGTAATAAGTGCTGACTGCTTCTGCTCTGAAACTGATGTAGGTAATGCCCTAATTTATTTAATGGAATATGCCGCTTTTAGCTTTGTGGTGTATTTTAAAAAATGGGAATCAACAAATCAAATATCGTTTGACTTTGTAGTGACACATGAAGATAATGAAAAAGAAGTTTATTTAAGCCTTACTAAAGGTGAAAAATAAGATGAATAACTCTCAAATATACAAAACTAATTTCTAAATAAATAAAATAAAAATATGTTTAATAAAGAAACAAACAGACTGAGTTATTCTTCAATAGCTCGATTGATAAAAGAGGGTGTGGAAGGATTTCTAAACCCAGTGTATAAAAGCAATAAGTATTTAGAGAAAGGTACCATAATAGACAAAGTGGTTTTTGGAGAAGAGTTTACAGAAACTATTTTAGATATTGAAATTCCTAAACCTCAGCCAAAAGCAGTTATAGAATACATTTGTCAAGAGAAAAAAGAGATAGATATTCAGTCTGTGGAAGAGGCTTGTTTTGCCTTAGATGTTAAGTCTAAGAATTACCAAAAAATGCTTGACACTATTTTAGAATTTCCTGAGTACATAGAATATGCTAAAGACCCTAAAAACAAATTTCTTAAAGAAAACTATGATTTAGGAATGTCAATAGGTAAATCTGTTTTAGAAAATGAAGATGCAAGATTGTTATTGACACAAGGTGTTTCACAATTTGAACATACATTTAATTATAGAGGATTTAACATTTTTATTAAAGCAGATTATGTACAAATAGATGATGACTTTAAAATTATCACTGTCACAGATTTAAAATCAAGTAGTTTCCCTGGAAACTTCCCTGATTCAATTACTAAATATCTCTACCATTTACAAGCAGTTATATATTTAATGGCCATTGAAGATTATAGAGATAAAAATAAAACTCCTGATTACAGTATTAATACATTTTATTGGGTGGTGTGTAACTCATTAAAACCTGAGACTCCTTTGGTTTATCCTATATCTCCACAAGAAATGGAGGATGGGAGAAAAATGCTAGACGAAACATTGACATTGTTAGATGCACTTATTTTAAACGACTTTAAAGAAATATAATGAATTACATACTCTCGAAAAACAAAGCCTTTTTCCAAAAAATAGGACAATACAACTACTGTGAGTTGTCTGATATGACTCTTCCTGAGATAATAGCTGTGGATACAGAAACCACTTCTCTATCATCAAAAACTGGTTTTATATTTTCTATTCAAATAGGTACGGGCAAACATAATTATCTTATTGATTTACAGAGACACGAAGATGAATCTTTGAGATATACCTTAGAAGAAGTGATGCCTTATTTTATAGATAGGCAAATGGTGTTCCATAATGCTTCCTTTGATCTATCTTTCTTTTTTAAAGCAGGCTTCTTCATCAAAACTGTATTTGATACAATGTTAGCCTCAATGATTTATTACAACGGAGATCCCTATAAAAGGCATTCCTTTAAAGAATGTATGGCAAGAGAGTTAGAGGTGTATTATGATAAAACAGAACAAAAGAATATAGCCACTATTCAATTAACACAGGCTTCCACTATTAAATATTGCTTTGATGACGTAGATAGGTTATTAGAGTTACACGAAAAATATGTAGACTTATTATCAGAATATGGAGCAATTGAAACATATTTCTTGCATTGCAAACATATTAGAGCATTAACGTATATGGAACTTTGTGGGCTTCCTTTATCAGCAGAGAGATGGAAGGACAAAATGGCTAATGATTATAAGCAATACAAAGAAGCTGAAAAGATAGTGACTGAATACATTTTTGATAATCTCCCTAAGTATAGAGATAATCAGTTGGATATGTTTGACTCCTCGAAAAAAATAAAATGTCTGCTATCCTCTCCAAAACAAATGGTGGAGGTGTTTAAAGATTTTGGAATAAATGTTGAAATTTTAGAAAAACATGTTGTTAAGGAAAGTATTAATAAAAGTGTCATTAGTAAATCAAAGCATCCTTTTGTGAAAATTTGGCTAGTGTTTAAAGAACATGAGCACAATGTAACTACTTTTGGTGAAACAATACTTAATAAGATAGATGATGGTAGAATATATACAAATTTTAAACCTATTTTAGATACGGCCAGAATTGCCTCAAGACAAGGAGAAATAAATTTCTTAAACTTCCCTGCCAACAAAGAAACAAGAGAATGTTTTTATACCAATCCTGGATATAAAATTATTGTAGCGGATTATGAGGGACAAGAAACAGTTGTGGGTGCAGATATTACAGGAGATGAAGCTATGATACAATCTATTGTAGATGGCCTTGATTTACATTGCGCTTTTGCAAGAGTTTTGTTTCCTGAATTAGAAAATCTTTCCGATGATGAAATCAAAAAGGAACATAAAAGCAAAAGAAATGCTTCTAAAGCCCCAAGATTCTGTTTCCAATTTGGAGGTACAGGTTATACATTGGCAATGAATGAAGGAATGCCTGTTGAAGAAGGAATGAGAATAGAGAAATTGTTTAAGCAATTACATTCAGGCATCTACACCTATGGAGAAAACAAATTAGAGGAATCTATTGGATTAGGTTATATTGAATATGCCTATGGGTTTAAATTAAGATTGCCTTTCTATGATAAGTTTAAACCTCTACACGATTTTATTGGTGAATTGCCAAGTCATTTTTGGGAAGCATATAGAATTGGTAAGAAAGAATATGTAGCAAATAAAATGGCAAAAGAAGCAGGGGATATTTATAGAATCCAAGACTACCCTTCTTATAATTTGTATAAAGAAAATAAAAGCAGAATATCAGAATATTTTAGTAGAAGATCAGAATATTTTAGATTGTGTTTAAATGCTCCTACACAAGGAACTGCTGCACATCAAACAAAATATGCCACTGTATTATTATTTGAGGAAATAGAAAAAAGAAATGATTATTGGAAAGCTAGAATAGCTAATGTAATTCACGATGAAATAGTTTTAGAAGTGGAAGAATCTCTGTGTGACACATATAAAGTTATTTTGGAGGAAAGTATGATTAAAGGAGGTAATGTTTTCTTAGATAATCCCATATTAAAGATGAAGGCCGAAAGTAATTCTGGAGAATCTTGGGGTGCTGCGAAATAAACTTTGTATATTTGCAAAAAAATTAAAATATGGCTAAGAGAAAATCAAGAGTTGTAAAGACAAGAAACAATGCCACTATGACAGATAGCCAATTCTGGGGATTTATAAGGAGTGCCTTACGTATGAAGTCCAGGTTTTGGAAACCAATATCTTTGTGTAAAGCAAATGGTAAAAGAACTTATAAAGGAACTAATAAAAGGCAGAAGTTTGAATATCAATGTGCACAATGTAAAGAATGGTTTCCTGATAAGCAAATTGCTATTGACCATATAATCCCTTGTGGAGCTTTATCTTGTGCTAATGACCTTCCTGGATTTGTAGAAAGATTATTTGTTGAAGTGGATGGATTACAAATTTTATGCGACACCTGCCATAATAAAAAAACTAATTTAGAAAGAACAACTAAAACTAAAAAAATATGAAAAAATTATTAAAAAGATTGATAGTAGTATCATTACTTCCTTTTATGATTGTAATAGGAATAGCAAGTTTATTTATTAGCATATTCACGTGGATTTTATTTGACAAAGAAATAATAAATGATGTATGTGATTATATGTTTTCAACAACAATGAAATTCTTATATAAAAATTAATGATATGACACCAAAAGAAAAAGCAATAGAATTATTTGATAAATACGCTATGTATTTAAGAGCAAATTTAATGTATAATGAAGAAGCTAATGAAGATGCCAAACAATGCGCATTAATAGCAGTTAATTATATTATAAATTCAAATCCACATAGCAACCCATTTAATACAGAAGTTTACTCAACTTTTAGTTATTGGCAAGAAGTTAAACAAGAAATAGAAAAATTATAAATTATGACATACGAAGAATTAGGAATGATTATTCTAAAAAGTAAAAAGTTTAAGTTTCCAAAAACTTTACTTGATGAAAAACTTATTATGTATTCTACAACGAATATAACAGATGAATCTTTAGGTAATTTTGAATTGACAGAAAAAGCTATTGCCATTCTAAATGGAAAGGAGTATAAAAAAGAAATGGCACCAGAAGATTTTGAAAGTTATTACAATAGATTTACAATCAATCATTTAGGGATAAACAAAGTGGCCTTTAGTCCTAAACAAAAAGTTAAAACTAAACTACAAACTTTTATGCAGATGTATAAAGTGGATTTACCCACTATATTAGATGCAGTGGATCACTACCATAGAAATTGTCAAAATTTGCAATACTCTTATGATGCTCAATATTTTATTGAAAAGAATGGAGGTAGCTTATTGTTAGATGTGATTACGGAATTGAAAACACCAACAAATATAATTAGTTATAATAAAATAGTATAATGGAAATTTTAGAAACAATAATAACAAAGAGAGAAAATCTCGTAAAGGGAAATATAAATTGTATTCCCCTACCTTTTTTAGGATCAAGAACTGCTTATAGTGGTATTGCTCCAGGACAATTAGTTTGTGTTACAGCAGAAACTTCTGTGGGTAAGACATCTATTAGTAAATACTTATATATATTTAGTGTGGCAGATTATATGCTGTCATTACCTGAAAATATAAATTTAGATTATAAATGTATTTGGTTTGGGTTAGAGGAATCTATAGAAGAATTTAATATTAGTATACTCCAATATGCTCTATCTAAATATTTTCAAGTGTATCTTAAACAAGATGACTTATTATCAAGAATAGATCCTTTAGATCCTCAAATCATTAGATTGATAGAGGCTGATGTAGTGCAAGATTTCTATAAACTATGTAAGTCTTTTGTACATTTTGATGAAATAACTTCCAATCCCACAGGAATCTATAAAGAATGTAAGAAAATAGCTCAGGAAAGAGGTGTACAAGTGACAAAAGAGGTTACATTGCCAAATGGTAAGGTTGAAGAAAGATATAGCCACTACGAGCCTAATAATCCAAATGAAATAGTTGCAGTGGTTATAGATAACGTAAATATTTTAGAGCCTGAAAAAACAGAATTAGGAACTGTTCTAGATTTATCAGGATGTATAGATAAGTTGGTGAACTCTTATGCAAGAAAGCAAATGACAAAACATTGGAATTGGCATGTGTGCTGTGTACAACAACAGCAAATGGCCGCAGGAGATTTAAACCATTTCAAAGCAGGGAAGTTAGAGCCAGAGCCACAAAAATTAGGAGATAATATTAAAGTGGCCAGGTCTTACCAAGTAATAATAGGATTGTATAGCCCTATGAAGCATAACATATCAACCGATTCAAAATATCAGGTTCTTTCTAATAGTGTGAATGAAGGATTGGAAGATTGTTATAGAACATTAAATATTTGTAAAAACAGATTTGGTAGAACAGGAACAAAGGAACCACTATTCTTTAATCCAAAAGGGTTTCATTTTGAGAAACTTCCTCCTCCTGAATCTGAAGAAATAAAAAAATATATTTTCCTCAAAGAAAAAATATTAAAGTAAAAAAAAATGTATTACTTTTGCATAAATTATTAACATCTAAATTAACAAAAAAAATGGAAAAAAAATCAACGTGGCAGGTATTATCGGCCATAGACTGTAACAAGTTTACAGAAAAAAAGAATGGATTAACCTATCTATCTTGGGCTCATGCTTGGGGAGTTTTGAAAGAAAACTATCCTGATGCTAACTACAAAGTTATTTCTTATGAGGGTAGGCCTTACCTATTTGACCAAGACTTAGGTTATCTAGTAACAACAGAGGTTACTATTGATGGAGAAACTATTCCAATGAATCTCCCTGTTATGGATGGAGCTAACAAAGCACAAAAAAATGTAGGATACAAAATCACTACAAGATTTGGAGAAAAATCTGTAGAGCCTGCTTCAATGTTTGACATCAATACAGCTATTATGAGATGTTTAACAAAGAACTTAGCTATGTTTGGATTAGGACACTACATCTATGCAGGAGAGGATTTACCTGTAGGAGCTACAGAAGAAGCTAAATCTGTAAAGAGTGAAGAGGTTGTAGGATTAGAACAACAAATAAACAATTGCACTACAACAGAGGAATTAAAAAAGTTATTTGATGCTCAAAAAGATCCTTCTACAGAAGTAAAAGATTTATTTACAAAGAAAAAATTATCACTAAAAAAATAAAAAAAATGAAAGAATTAAAAATGTATTATGGTATCACAGATTTCAAACCAATGCTAGTGAACCCTAACAAAGCAGAGTTGGCTTTTTTCTTAGAGAAAGAAGTTAAAAATGATCCTAAATATGATTTCCATAAAGATGGGGTTGATAAACTAAGAATAGATGTTTATGGAGTACTACCCGAAGGAGATAACTTTAAGACAAAGGTTAGTTTTTGGCTTGAGAATAGGTTAGATATTTCTAAGTCAGGTAAACAAAAATATATCAATGGCCAGGGATTAACTACCTACAACCTAGAAAAACTACCTAAACATATTTACTCAAAGAACTTTAGAGAGGCTTATGTTGGAGAAGAAACTTTAGTAAACTTCTTATCTAAAACTTTGTCTTGGAAAGTAGATGTACTAAAAATGAAACCAGGAGAGGTTCCTGACAATTTTATCAATGTTTCTGATTTGTTTAAAGGAAGGTTTTCTGAGATAGGAAAAACCACAGGTAAAACAGTTAAAGTTTATGTAGGAGCTATAACAAAAGATGGTTTCACTTCCACTGCTATTTATAACAAACTATTCTTGAATAGCATGGCTAAAAACTTGAATCCTCTTATTGAGGCATTGTCTTCACAATATACATCTTTTTATGGTAATGTAGCTCCTATACAAGAAAACTTTGTATTAGGATCTTTAAGTGCCCCTGCTCCTGAACCAAGAGCAGATGATTTTGATGAAAATTTACCTTTTTAATAATTTTTAATTTAGATGAGAGGGTGTACTAATAATGCACCCTTTTTTAACACGGTCAAAAGATATATCTGTTTAGGGAAAATAATTAAAAAAGATATTAAAATGGAAGAAGTTCATAAAATTTGTACAAAATGCAATTTAAATAAATCACTATCTGAATATGCAAATTGTAAAAGAGGTAAATACAATAAACAACCAAAGTGTAAAAAATGCAATAAGTTTTACAGAGAAGCCAATAGAGATAAATTAATGACATATTTAAATAACTATTACCGAGAAAATAAAGAAGAGCTGACTGTAAAGAATAAAAAATATGCTCATGATAATTATGAAAATATCCAAGAATATAAAAAGAAGTGGCACTTAGACAACAAGGTAGAAATTGCAGAAAAAAAGAAAAAATGGTATTTAACCAATAAAGAAGTCATACAGCAATATAAAAAAGAGTATTACCAAAATAATAAAGGAAGTGTAATTGAAAAAAGTAGAATTTGGAAAAAACAAAGAAGAAAAACTGATAAATTATTTGACCTAAAACTTAATATAAGTAATACAATAAGAATATCTATTCAGAGAAGATTTAAAAAATCTAAGGTTACAAAACAAATATTATCTTGTACAATTGGTGAATTTAAACAACACATCGAATCTCAATTTGAAAATTGGATGAGTTGGCAAAACTATGGAAATGTTTGCGAAATTTTAGAACCGAATTGTAGTTGGGATTTAGACCATATCATCCCGATAAGCTATGCAACTACAGAAGATGAAGTTTACACATTAAATCATTGGAGTAATTTTCAACCTTTGTGTAGTTTTAAAAATAGAAATATAAAAAGAGATAATATTTATCCCTTAACAAATTTAGAATTAAAAATAACAATATGAGCGAATTTATAGAAATTGCTAAACAATATAGCAAAGCGGGGTTTAGTGTTATACCTATAAACCACGATAAAAATCCAGCATTACGTTCTTGGCAAGAGTTTCAAAATAGACCAATGACAGAGGGGGAATGTGAAGAGTATTTTAAAAGATGTCATGGAATTGCTTTACTTGGAGGTACTCAGAAAAACATCAGTTTTTTAGACTTTGATTTGAAATACAGTTTAAATTCTGATTTTTTTGATAGATATAAATCTTTAATTCCAAATGAATTGTTGTCCAAAATGTATGTACAAAAAACTAGGAATAATGGCTATCATTTTTGTTTTATGTGTGACAAAGTAGAGAATAATCAAAAGTTAGCAAGTAGATACACTACACCTTTTGAAAAACATGAGACCTATTTAGGGGCTTTTCATAATCCTAAAACCAGAGACAAGGCTTTAAGAATTGCTTCATTAGATACTGTAAGAGTTTTAATAGAAACAAGAGGAAATGGAGGTTATTGTTTGATGTCACCTACAATAGGATATGAACAAGTTTATGGTAAAATACAAAAAATATCTGTTGAAGATTATGATTTACTTTTAGAAGCGGCAAGAAGTTTAAACGAAGTGGTGGAAGTTAAGAAAGATATTAGATTGGAAAAATATAAAGAATGGGCTACAAGTCCTTTTGAGGATTTTAATCAAAGATTTGATGTTGTAAGCTATCTCATACAAAATGGTTGGGAAGAAATAAAAACATTAAGCCCCAAGAGTGTTAGATTAAAAAGAGCAGGATCTCCTAAATCTAAAAGTAGTGCTTTATTTGATAGAGAAACTAGAGTATTCAATTGCTTCTCTACATCTACATCTTTTGATGTAAACAGGGGTTATACAGCTTCTGATATATTTATAGAATTAGAATGTGATGGAGATACATCAGTGGCGTTTAAAAAAATGGTAGAAATGGGCTTTGGCCAATAAATAAATAAATAATATGAAAAGAATATTAATAGCTTGTGAAGAAAGTCAAGCAGTAACAAAAGCATTTAGAAAATTAGGGTTTGAAGCATTTAGTTGTGATTTATTACCTTGCAGTGGGGGACAACCCGAATGGCATTTTCAAGAAGATATGTTTGAAGTAATTAAAAGAGAGGAAAAATTTGATTTAATGATTGCGTTTCCACCCTGCACAGATTTAGCAGTAAGTGGGGCAAGACATTTTGAACGTAAAATTGCAGATGGAAGTCAACAAAAAAGCATTGATTTTTTTATGAGTGTTATAAATGCTAACATTGAAAGAATTGCAGTTGAAAATCCAATTGGAATAATGAGTGGTAAATTTAGAAAGCCAGACCAAATAATACAACCGTGGATGTTCGGAGATAAAGCCCAAAAAAGCACTTGTTTATGGCTTAAAAACTTGCCTAAATTGCAAGCAACAAATATAGTTGAAAAAGGAGAGTTTTTTGAATTTGTTAGCAAAAAAGGAGAAAAAAAGCGTATGCCAATGTGGTATTATAAAGCATTACAAGAAGCAAAAACTCCAGAACAAAGAAGAACATTAAGAAGTAAAACATTTCAGGGTATTGCAGATGCTATGGCCCAACAATGGGGAGAATTTTTAAATAAATAAATAAATAAATAATATGTGTAGAGTAATTTGTATAAACGATAAGGAAAAACCTGTAGAGATACCTAGCAAAAAATGGGTGAAAGAGCACAATGAATATAATGTTAGTTGGGTGGTGTATAGTATCCCCTCTAAAACAATGGCCTTTGAATTAGAAGAAATACATTTGGATGAATCTTGTAAGCCTTATGGTTATTTTAGTGCCAATAGGTTTGCAATACATAAAGATGATTTAGAAAAATTTATGGAGTTAGTAAAGGACTGCACAGAATTTAATGAGTTAGAAGAAATATCTGTGTTAGTGGAAGAACTAGAAACCTATAATATTTAAAATATTATGACAATAGATTTAAGATTTGGAGATACAATAGAACAAATGAAATTGATACCTGATAAAAGTATTGACTTTATTTGTTGTGATTTACCTTACGGAACTACTGCTTGCACCTGGGACAGTGTAATCCCTTTTAACCAACTCTGGGAGCAATATAAAAGAATTATTAAAGATAATGGGGCAATTGCTTTATTTGGTCAAGAGCCTTTTAGTAGTTTACTTAGAACTTCAAATATAGCCGAATTCAAATATGATTGGTATTGGGAGAAAGAAAGAATAACTAATATACACCAAGTAAAAAAAAGAGCGGGTAAAACAGTGGAAACTATTAGTATTTTTTATAAAAACCAATGCACTTACAATCCACAAATGATAGTTCATAATGGCCCAAAAAGGTCAAATAAAGTAAAAAATGGTAAATTAGGACTACTATCTGACACTGGTAATAAAAAAGTTTTTGAATACACTGACAGTGGACTACGTTATCCTACACAAGTTTTAAAATACAAGCGTGATATTTTAGTATCAAATTTACATCCTACACAAAAACCATTATTGTTGATAGAATTTCTTATAAACACGTATTCAAATGAAAATGATGTAGTTTTAGATAATACCTTCGGAAGTTGCACTACGGGAATTGCTTGTATAAATACAAATAGAAATTTTATTGGAATTGAAAATAGCAGGGATTATTTTAATATTTCTTTAAATAGATTGGAAGAGAAAAGAAAAGAAAAAGAATTTAACGTAATAAAAAATGATTAAAATAAAAAATAAAGAATGCATATCTTGTGGTAGAGATGTAAGTTTATGTATAAAATTTAAAAAAATTTTTACTATTTAAAATAAATTTTGTATAATTGCAAATTAGAATTACAGCATCTCACTTATAGTAATTCTCTTTAAGATATAATATATCTCCTACTGTTTTTGTTCTATGAGGTGAGATGCAGGTTCAAAGATGGTAGGTTTTTTTATTTTTAATATGGAAAAAATTTGTGGAATTTATAAAATTACATCTCCAAGTGGAAAAGTTTATATAGGCCAGAGTATTGATATTGATAGGAGATTTGGAGAGTATAAAAGACTTGTACAAAAAATTAAAAAACAACCAAGACTTTACCAGTCTTTTATGAAGCATGGAGTTGAAAATCATATTTTTGAAGTAATTGAACATTGTGACTTTATAAAATTAAATATTCAAGAACGCTATTGGCAAGATTTTTATAATGTTATAGGTAATAAAGGTTTAAACTGTAATTTAGTATCAAATGAAAACTTAAATCAAAAAATATCTGAAGAAACAAGAAAAAAAATGAGTTTATCAGGTAAAAATAAAATTATAACTGAACAACATAAATTAAATATAAAAAATAATCATTACTCTTTAAAACCTGACTTTATAAGTCCTGTTAAAGATAAGAAACTTTCTAAAGAACATTTATCAAAAATTATAGATAAATTAAAAATTCCAGTTTTACAGTATAATTTAGAAGGTATTTTTATTAATGAGTTTGAATCTGCAGCAGAAGCTGATAGATATATAAACAATGGAAAGAGAACTGGTAATATTACTAGATGTATAAAGAATAACAGTAAATATAAAAATTTTATATGGAGATATAAAAAAGACAACTTCTCATTAAAAATAGACCCTTATATACCACATAAAAGTTATATACTTGTATTTCAAAATAATGAAATTATATATAAATTTACATCAATCTTTAAAACCTATAAAAAATTAAAAATAGATAGACGTACTCTTAAAAGAATAATTGATACAGATATAAAAATTAATAATTTAAATTTTAAATATGAAACGCACCCTTAAAACATGTATTATTTGTGAAAAAGAATGTTTTTGGTTCTCTAAAAAAATGTGCAAAAGTTGTGCTAGTAAGAATTATAAGATTCCTAAAATAAGTCCTAAGAAACAAAAAGAAAAAAAAGTACAGTCTGATATTAGAGATGTCTATTTCACCTATCACATTGAAAAATGTAGAAAGAGTGAAGAAAGTGGCACCCATATTTATGAACCCAATAGAACTAATATATGTCACATACTCCCTAAAAGAACTTATAAATCTGTTCAAGGTCATTTTGATAACTACATCTATTTAACCCTTGACGAGCACACAAGATTTGACAAGCTATTAGATGAGATGGATTTTGATAAATTAAAAAAGGAATTTCCTTCAGCCATCATCATACTATATCTAAGATTTAAAAAACTTATTCCTTTTGTAACAGAAACAGAAGGAAAGTTATTTAATAATTTAAAAACATATTTCAAACTTTAACTATGGATGAGATTAGATTGAGGAGATTCTCAGCATCAAGAATATCTGAATTATTAGCAAAGGGTAAAGGCAAAAGCAAGTTTAAGTATATTTATGATTTAGGCGCAGAAGCTCTTGGATGTAAAAGAGAGTTAAACCTAAAAGAAATGAAGCACGGATTGGCTAACCAGTACGATGCTTTTGAAATATTTAGAAAATATAAAGGAGAATGTCAATGGTGGGATGAATCTATGCCTTATAAAGAATGTCTTGTGGCCACTCCTGATATATTAGCAGAAGATTATGTTGCTGATGTTAAATGTCAATACTCCATCTTAAACTTTCACAAGCAAAACGAAGTGCTACCAAGAAAATATTGGTTACAATCACAGACACAAATGCTATGCGCAGATAAAAAAATAGGGTATATAGTTAATTATTTATCTAAACCTGAAGTATATAATGAAGAATGGGAAGAATATAATTTTGGAGAAAACGAAAGATTATTTATACACAAAATAGATAGAGATGATGATATTTTAAAAGTAATTGAATCCACGGCTGAAGAAAACTTTCCTCTAATAGCAAAGGCAGAAGATATGCTTGGAAGTGCCACCATTATTGATGAGAATGATTTTTTCTATCAAGGAAAAGACTTTGAAGAGTTGAGAGAACTTTATTGGGTTGATAATAAAAAAGAAGTTTTTAGATATTTAAATAAGTTTTTTGTAAAAAAATAATTATATTTGCACTTTAAATTAAATTATTATGGTAGTAAAAATTAAACTTTTATCAGAAAATAGTGTCTTGCCTAGATATTCTAAGCCAGGAGACGCAGGAATGGATCTAACTTGTACAGAAGTTTCTTTAGATGCTTCAGGATGCTATGTTTATAGAACAGGTTTGGCTGTAGAAATACCTCAAGGATTTTTTGGCCTACTTTTACCAAGATCCTCTGTTGCAAATAAGTCTTTAATACTTAGCAATCACGCAGGAATCTTAGATTCAGGGTATAGAGGTGAAATTATGTTTAAATACAAACCTAATTATCAATATTTCTTACAAAGTGAAGAAGCAAAGGAACAAAAAATATACTCAGTGGGAGATAGAGTGGGACAATTAATAATTATGCCTTATCCTGAAGTTGCATGGCATGTTGTAGATGAATTATCAGATTCTGAAAGGGGTGCTGGAAGCTATGGCTCGACAGGGGCTTAGTCAAATAAAATTAAAAAAGAATGGAAAATTACGAAATAGTAGATTACACAGATCAAATTGTTATCAAGTATTCAAAGATTGATGAAGAAACCAATGAATCTCAAGAAAAAGAAGCCACTTTTAAATATAGTACTTTATTAGCTTGGCTATTAGGGGAAGACTATATAGACAATCATTTTATAGGCCCTGAGGGGTTAATGGTTTCTTTCCCTGTTTTTGGGGAGGAAAGTGATATTTCTTACACCCTTCACATTTCAGAATTTTTAAGTGAAGATATTTTGGATGAATTTTTATCAGAAACTGTTTCAGATTATTCCCCTATTAACAAAATTTAAACTATATTTACACAAAATTAAAATTATTTATTATGACACTACTTGAATGCACATTATTAGTTTCTAACTTAGTAACTTTATTACCCCTTTTTATTCTTGGTAAAGATAATAGAAATCTTGAAAAAGAAAACAGAGAATTATGGAGGGACACTCTTAAATTTTCAGAAGAAACCTTGATACAAATTGATAAACTCCAGGTTGCTTTAGAGGATTGTAAGAAAAAGCAAATTATTAAGTCAAAAGCTCCTAAAAATGAGAAAAAAACAACCTCTAAATAGGATTGTAAAAGAATATAAAGACGCTACAAGACAGGAAATATGGGAAGGAGTTAGAGATAATTTTATTTGGGGCTTTCTAGCCTCTATAATAATAGTATTTGTCTCTATGAAATCCGATATTGCTGTCTTAGTGTCTTATGTAGCTTATTATACATTTTTAAGTAGGATATTGAACAGACCCCGATATAATACCGATTTAGGTAAATTGGTAGTATTGCCTTATTCATCTGCGCTAGGAGGGTTCACGGGGTACAAACTATCTTCATACATTTTAACTCTTATTTAATATGATAGACAATATAGAAAATATACTTCCTTTATTAGTATTTCAAAATAGTAGTTTTTATGAAATACTTATTAAAAAAAATTCTAATAATAAAGTAATTAAACATTATATGATAGATAATTTACAAAGTTTATTAAC